TATATATTATCAATATTAATATTAGTATTTTCATCAATGATGACCATTTACCACCTGTTTGCTGGTCATGTATGGTTACCACTTTTTATTATAACAATTATATCTGCTTTTATGGTATATATAGCTAGGGAGGATTTTAATGTCTAAGGATGCTTATTATTTTAGCCATGATTCTAATGCTAGAAATGATCAAAGGTTGATGAAAGTTAGGATGCAGTATGGAATTAGGGGTTATGGTATTTACTTTGCAGTAGTTGAAATACTTAGAGACAATCAAGATTATACTTTAAATGTAAATGATATATCAAGTATTGCATTTGATCTTAGGGATGATGTAGATGTAATTTCAGATATAATATTAAATTATGATCTTTTTGTAGTTGAAGATGATGTTTTTTATTCTAAATCATTAAAGAGAAGAATGTTAGCATTAGATGAGAAAAGAGATAGATTAATTGAAGCAGGAAGGAAGGGTGGCTTAAACTCTGCTAAAGCTAGGCTCAAGCATAAAAGTAAAGTAAATAAAAGTAAATTACATAAGAATAAAGTAAATGATATAAATAAAAGAATGTTGTTATTTAAAGAGTCTTTGGAAAAACACAGCAATCAATACAATAAAGATACAATAGAGAATTTCTTTAATTATTGGTCAGAGCCTAATCCTAGTAATACAAAGATGAGGTTTGAATTAGAAAAAACTTTTGATATATCAAGAAGAATAAGTAGATGGGTAAATAGCCCATTTAATAAAAATAAAAATGATATTAAGAAGCCTAAAATAAACTTTAGGCAACCTGATGGAAAAAATTATATAGCATATTGCAGTAAATGTAATAATTCAGATTTTTATGAACCATTTAACTTTAAACCTGAACTTATAGAATCTAAATGCTGCAATGCAGAAATATTAAATGAAAGGAGAGTAGATGTCAAAAGTATATGATTACCATATAGATAGGCAAAAGGCTTGTGAGCATATTAATACAGAATGGATTCCTGCTGAACCTGATGTAAATGTTCAAGAGCAAATAATTTGTGATGATTGTGGAATGGATTTGGATTTACCACAGGAAGATGATAATCTATGAGTTTTGCCTGTTTTATATTTGGATGCTGGTTAGGTTGCATCATTGGTTTTTTATTATTTGTATTTTTAAATTAGGGGATTTATGGATAGCACTAACACATATAAAGAAAGAAGGACATATACAGGTGTTGATCCTGAAGATGTATGTGAAGAATGGTTGCAAGGTTTTGACAATCTGTTTTATAAAAGATTTGGTTGGGGTTTTGAAGATAATACAATAGAAATAAAACATTTTTATAAACTACCTTATATGATGAAAAAAATGCCTGATTTTATTGTTGTAAATAATATAGCAAGTTTTTTAGAAGTAAAAGGTTACAGTAAGTATTTACATTTAAAAACTGCTGATTATGAACAATATAAAAAATGGAATACAATTATGCCATTAAGTTTTTTTGTTTATAATTTTAAAAGTAAAAAACATAAAATTATAGATTGGCATGAAATGAAAAATGAAAGAATACCAATGGCTGAAATAACTAATTTTGAAGTAGATGGAAAGCAAATTTATAAAATATATTTAGGAAGTTAAACTATGAATAAACAATGTTCTAAATGTAAAGAGCTTAAAGATATTAACAATTTTTATAAGAAAAAAAATAATTTAGATGGATATTCAGGTTATTGTAAAACTTGTCATAGCCAAGATGGTAAAAAATATAGGCTAAAAAATAAAAATAAAATAAAAGAATATAGGCTAAAAAATAGAGATAATATGAAAGAGTATAAGAAAAAATATTATCAAAAAAATAAAGTTAAATTAGGTGAAATAAATAAAAAATGGGCTAGGGAAAATAAAGAAAAGGTAAACAAGTTAAAAAGAAAATACTATTGGGATAATGTAGATAAAAAAAAATTGCAAAATAAGACTTGGAGATTAAAAAATAAAGATAAAATAAAAAAACAAAGAGATTCACTTAGTTTGAAAGAAAAAGAAAAAACCAAAGAGCAACAAAAAGTATATTATAAAAAAAATAAAGTTAATTTAAGAGAAAAAGCTAAAAAGTATTACTATAAAAACAGGAATGAAATAATACAAAAAGAAAGTGTAATTAGTAAAAAAAATTCAGAGGAATTAAGTGATAGATATATTAAAAATTTATTAATAAAAGGCAGTGTATTATCTTCTAGTGATATACCTCAATGGCTTATAGATGCTAAAAGAGATGAAATTAAACTGCAAAGAATAGTTAAAGCTAGAGGAAGGGATACTTGGTTAAAATAAATACTAATAATAAAAGGAGTAAATAGACATGGGCAAAAAAGCAAAAGATAAAAAACAAATTAATGATTTTGAAGATTTTGAAGATATGGTTAAAGCACATAGAAGTGTGTTAAAGTCATTAATTGATAAAGATGGTTGGTTTAAAACAAATGAAGCTGTAGAAATAAATAATGGTTTTGGTAAACAACTTGCTGTTTTAAAACTAAGGCTTGAATCTTACAAACTTATGAGAGAAATACCTAACAAAGAAGAATTGTTTCTTACAGGGAAAGATGACAAATGAAATACAAATGGTTTATACTAGGATATTTAACTGCACTAACAACAATATTTTTAGCAAGTTGCACTATTGCACCACTTGAAGCCTATTGCTTTAAAAAGGCATAGAAGCACTAGATCAGGTAGAATGTATGATCCAAGTGCTAAAGATAAGAAGCAGATATGGCTACAAATAGCTAGATTTAAGCCAAAAAGACCCCTAGAAGGGCAGATTATGCTTTTTGCTACATTCTATATGCCTAGACCAAAAAAACACTTTAGAACAGGTAAGTATGCTAATGTTTTAAAAGATGGAGTTCCTGAATATCATACAAACACACCTGATTTAGATAATTTATTGAAGATGATATGTGATACTATTCAAGGCAAAGATAGAATGATATTAGATGATAGTCAGATATGCAGAATACAAGCTGAAAAGGTTTATAGTAAGCAACCTAGAACTGAAATAATAATAGAGGAAATATGAAAATATTAAATTTATATGCTGGTATTGGTGGAAATAGAAAATTATGGGGGGGGGATATTGAAGTAACAGCAGTAGAACTTAATCCTGATATTGCTAAAATATATAAAGATTTCTTCCCTGATGATAATGTTGTTGTAGGAGATGCACATCAATATTTATTAGATCATTTTGAAGAATATGATTTTATTTGGGCTTCCCCTCCATGCCCTACACATAGTAGAGCTAGAAAAGCAGCTCATCATCAAAATCCACCTATCTATCCTAATATGATGTTATATGAGGAAATATTATTACTACAAGGATATTTTAAAAAAAGATGGGTTGTAGAAAATGTGATAAGCTGGTATGATCCATTGATAAAACCATATTTATATAAAGAACACTATTATTGGAGTAATTTTTTTATAGGTGGTCAGAAAAGAGAAATAAGGAATTTTAAAGAAAAAAATAATATATTAGAAAAAAAATTAGATATTGATATTTCAAAATATAAAGGCATTAATAAAACATTAGCTTTAAGAAATTGTGTGCATCCTAAAGATGGATTGCATATATTTAATTTAGCTATGGAGATAAATGCAAAATTAGATACAAAGCAACAAGATTTATTTAAGCTATAAACAAATTCTTTTAATTATACAAGTTATTTATTATAAATTAACTTCCAAAATTATGAGGAAATCTTAAAAGAATATGGCTAGACCTAAAAAGTATGACATTGATCCTGTTGAGGTAGAGAAGTTAGCTTCTTATGGTTTAAGAAACACAGAAATAGCTGATTTCTTTGGATGTAGTAAAGACCTGATCAGTAAAAGTTATTCCACAAATATAACAAAAGGTAAAGCTGATTTAAAAAAGAAGTTAAGAAAAGCACAGATAGATAGTGCTTTAAGTGGTAATGCTACACTTCTTATATGGCTGGGAAAACAGTATTTAGATCAATCAGATAAACAAGAAGTTAGTTTAAGCAAACCTATAGAAAATGTTGAATTTTTAGATATATGAATTTAAGATTTAACCCTAATAATTATTTTGATCATCAATGGAAATTCTTAACAGCCACAAAGCCTAATGGTGATCCATATAAGATTAAAGGGTTAGTTGGTGGATTTGGTAGTGGTAAAACTTATATATTTATTAGGAAGGTTTTATATTGCCACTTAACAAAGATTAATACAGAAGGTGTTTCAAATGGATGGGTAATATATCCTACTTATGATTTAGCTGAAGAATTGTTTATACAGCCTTTTATAGATATGCTGCAAGAATATAATATTGATTATAATTACAATATTGCAAAGCATAGAATAACAACAGGATATGGAACAATTAAAGTATATCAATTACAAGCACCACAAAGAATTATTGGGGCTTCATTAAACTATATAGGATTTGATGAATTTGATGTAGAAAGCTGGAAAAATTGTGATATAGCATTTAAAAAAGCTATAGGTAGAATGAGGGGTGCAGAAGATACAGAAATATTCATAGTAACATCACCTGAAGGATTCCATTATACACATAAAATATTTGTAGAAGATGCTAATGATGATAGATATTTAGTACATGGAAAAACAACAGATAATACACAATTACCTGAATCATATATAAAATTAATAGAAAGCACTTATCCATCAGCTTTAATAAAAGCATATAGAGATGGTGAATTTGTTAATCTAACTGCATTATCTACATTTTACAACTTTAGTAGAACAGGAGAAAATTCAAATGTTAAAAAAGTCAAATATAATCCTTCCTTACCAATCCACATTGGGATGGACTTCAACCTGCATCCCATTACCTGTTCCTTATTACACTACTCAGAAAGTTTACAGCCAAAGGTGCAAGTCTTTGATGAAATTGAATTACACCATAGTGGAAAATCAGAAATCTTAACAGAAACATTGATTAGAAAAATTAAAGAAAAGTATCCTAATAAAAGATATATTGCATATCCTGATCCTTCAGGTAAAAACAAATCTACTTCTGCATTACATTCTGATCATGATCTTCTTAGAAGGGCAGGGTTTGAAATAAGAGTAAAACCTGCACATCCTAGAATTGCTGATAGTGTGAATGCAGTTAATAAGGCATTAGAAAAAGATATAATTATTGATCCTAGATGTAAAGGTTTAATAGCTGATTTAGAGCAAGTAACTAATATACCAAATAGTGATAAATTAAAAATTGATAAAAGAGATAGTAACAGAACACATTTTACAGATGGATTCAGGTATTTTGTAGATTACAATCTACCAATAATTAAACCAATATTAGGGAGTATAGCAAGATGATACCTTCAACAGCGCAGCTAATGGTTGAGATGAGCAAAGTAGCATATCAGGATACTGAAAAAAAAAGATGGCTACACACTAGAGAAAAGGCATATAA